CTAAATGGCTCACCAATTGAAAAGGCATATTTAAAAGTTAGATTAACTCTAGAATCAGAATATGGATACTTTTTTAGATTTTTGTTAGATTTATCATCCATTAAGACAAGTTTACTAAATTTTGGAATAACAGAAATTGAAATAATTTCTCATAGTTCATCTACTTTCAACAATTGGAAAAACTTAGAATTTGTAAATTATCCTGACATTCAATCACTATTAACCTATTTAGAATTTGATTTAAACACACCTATAACTGCTATATGGGAAAATCACATACCCGAAAAATTTACACCTATATTACCTAATTCTCATTATCCGGAATATATACACGATGATTTTGCAAAACGTATGAAATCTAAACTAAATTTATAATCATCCTTTTACTCTTTACAATTAGTGTGTCAATAGTTTATAATAACACAATGTACATTCCAAACAAATATAATTATACTCCCTTACTTAGGGAAACAATAAACGGCTCACGCAAATACGCTACACCAGATGGCGAAAAGCTTCCTAGTGTCACTACAATATTAGATGCTACTAAAAGTGAAGAATCTAAACAAGCATTAAATAATTGGCGTAAGCGTGTGGGTGTTCAGAAAGCACAAGAAATCACAACAGAAGCCGCAGGTCGTGGAACACGAATGCACAAGTGGCTTGAAGATTACATTAAGACAGGAGTACTCAATGAGCCCGGAAGCAATCCGTATAGCTTGCAAAGCCATAAAATGGCCCAATCAATTATTAATCAAGGTCTTATTAAGTGTAGTGAGTATTGGGGTACAGAAGTTCCTCTCTACTATCCGAAAGTTTATGCAGGGACGACAGACCTAGTAGGTGTACACGATGGTGACGAAGCTATTATGGACCATAAGCAAACAAACAAGCCCAAGAAACGTGAGTGGATTGAAGATTACTTTGTTCAGTTAGCGGCTTATGCAAACGCACACAATGAAGTTCACGGCACAAAGATACGTAAAGGTGTCATTTTTATGTGTTCTGCTGATAATCTCTATCAGGAATTCATATTAGAAGGCTCTGAATTCGACAAGTATACTGACATTTGGTTCAATAGGGTTGAACAATACTATATGAAGTTCTTATAATGTTTTAAGATAAATAAGTGTAAATCTTCAAAGAATTACACTTATGGCCATTATACAGATATCGAAAATCCAACAGCGTTCAGGTAACCTTGTAGACCTGCCACAATTAGATGAAGCGCAATTTGGCTTTGCACAAGATGCTAGCCGACTATTCATTGGTAAAACTACCGGGACTCCTGAAAACATTGAAGTACTAACAAGCTACTCAGAGATTAGTTTTAGTCAAGTACAAGGTAGCGGCAACAGTAATGTTAATATTACTGCAAACACATTGCAACCTGGACAAATATTAGGATATGATAGCGTAACTGGTTCGTGGGTAAATACAGGTGGTAATACGGCTAATGCAGGGAATGCTAATGCATATACAGGTATACCTGTACATTTAGGTAGTGTTAGCAATGTTAAAATTGGCGGAGGTGCGATTGGATATGTATTAACAACAGATGGTTCTGGTACCTTATCTTGGAGCCCTAAGACTACTGTAGTTGCAAATATTATAGCTATATCAAATGCTAGCCCTGCAATAATGACGTTTAATCCTAACAATGTTAGTTATGTAAGTGGCACAGCAATTACAATTTTAGGTGTTGAAGGTAATGCTAATAGTGAAATCAATGGTGAAACTTTATATGTTAAAGTAGCTAACAATTTTGGTACTACTGGCGAAGTAAGTTTATATACTGATGATACACTTGCTAACGCATTCAGTGGCGCAAATTTAATATACGATAACTCTCCAAATGCTACTGCAACCAGTTCGTTTGGAGTCGGTGGAAGTTCACCGGCAGCTGGGGTAGACGGTTCTATTCAATATAATGTCAGTGGTGTATTAACTGGTTCAGCATCATTAACATATGTTACAGCAAATAGTGCTTTAGAATTATCTTCAAGTAATATCGTTGTTACCAATGGAAATGTATCAGCTAACTTATTAACCGGTACATTGACGACAGCATCACAACCAAATATTACAAGTACAGGTACTCTTGCTGGTTTAGTTGTTGCAGGTAATATCACACCAAGCACAGATATAACATACAATTTAGGTAATAACACAAATAGATTTAATGATTTGTATTTGGCTAACAGTACAATATACATTGGTAGTCAAACAATTAGTGCCAATGCAACTAACGTTATTATTTCAGGTACACTAACAGCAAACATATCTGGAAATATATCAGGTAATGCCACAACAGCAGGCACGGTAACAACTAATGCTCAACCTAACATTACAAGCGTTGGTATATTAAGTAGTTTATCAGTCAGTGGTAACATTACTACTGGCAACTTAGATGGTGCAAATAATATTACAGGTAATTACTTTATAGGTAGTGGCAACAATTTAAGTAATATACAAGGTGCTAACGTAAGTGGTGCGGTAAGTTATGCCTCAACTGCAAATAGTGTAGCACTTGCAAATGTTTCTGGTGCAGGCAATATTGCACCAATCAATTTAGATGGTAGTACAAGTAATGTGTTATATGGCAACGGTGTATTTGCTCCAGCTGCCGCAACGTATGGCAATAGTGATGTAGCAACTTTCTTAGCAAGTTATGGTAATAACACAATTACTACGACAGGTAATGTAAGTGTCGGTAATATCATAGGTAATGGTCAATCATTAACTGGACTAACAGGTGCAAATGTCACTGGAACAGTTGCAAACGCTACATATGCATTAGATGCAGGAAATGCAACAAATGCTACATCAGCAACCTCTGCTACATCAGCAACAACGGCTGGAACAGTAACGACTGCGGCACAACCAAATATTACAAGTACTGGTACATTAACAAGTATATCAGTCTCAGGTAATGCAAACATTGGCAACTTGGGTACAGCTGGTGTATTTGCTACAACGTTGAGTGCTACTGGTAATGCTAATGTAGGTAATCTATTCTCGTTAGGTACAATTGGTGGTAATTCAGGCGGCAATGCCGTATTCTTAGGTGATGGTGGTTTATTAAGTAATATCAATATAGCTGCCGGCTCAAGTATTGTTAATGGTAATAGTAATGTAACAGTCGTTGCCGATAGTAATGTTAACATCAGTGTAGCTGGAACACCTAACGTTGTTGTTGTGACTAACACCCTTGCTAATATTACAGGAAATTTATTGGTTAGCGGTGATATTAATGCCGGTAATGTGTCTGCTACATTGTTTACTGGTAATGGTCAAGCATTAACTGGACTAACTGGTGCAAATGTAACCGGTACTGTAGCAAATGCAACTTACGCAACAAGTGCTGGTTCTGCAACTACTGCAGGTACGGTAACAACTAATGCACAGCCTAATATCACAAGCATAGGCACATTGACAAGCTTGAGTGTTTCAGGTAATGCTAATGTAGGTAATTTAAATACAGCAAATGCAGGAATAATTGGTGGCAATAATGTAACATTTACTACCGGGTCTAATACTAATGCAGGCACATTCACTGGTAACTTCTCACTAAGTGCAGGATCAAGACTTAATGCGACATATGCTGACTTAGCAGAATATTATGAAGCAGATGCCGTATATGAATCGGGTACAGTATTAGCGTTCGGTGGAGATAAAGAAGTTACTATTGCAGAAGATGGAACTAATAAAGTAGCAGGTGTAGTATCTACTGATCCAGCATATGTAATGAATATGAAATGCAAAGGAGAGCATATTGTAGCATTAGCACTACAAGGTCGTGTGCCAACTAAAGTTCGCGGAACAATTAATAAAGGTGATATGTTAGTGTCAGGTGGTGATGGCTATGCTAGACCAGCAAACAATCCTGGTATGGGAACAGTTATTGGTAAATCATTAGAAAACTTTACCGGCGAAGGCATAATAGAAGTCGCCGTAGGCAGACTATAAGAATAAATAAGATATAGGAATTAACAATGGCAGCAACAATATACACCGCAAATGGTACAAGTCAATTATCAAGTGCAAGCAATACTGATAAAGTAAGGATATCTACATCCACATCAGCCATTGCCATATCTATAGGCGATGCAAATACTACTGCAAATTTAACAGCTTGTGAAATCGTTCCTGCAAATACAGTATTGAATAGTGTTATTGTAGGTCAAGGAAATTATATTGCATACATCAATGTCGCAGGAACAGCCGGAGCATTCAGTATCACTGAACTAGGTGCCAATCATCCTGATACAGGTACTGAATAATAACCAAAACTGATAAATACATCATACACTCTCATTCGGAGAGTTTATGCAGTAACCCACTGCGTAGCGGCTAGAACCCGCTAATTTTATCAAAGGAAAAACAAATGGGACGTCCTCTAAAAATCGCAAAGGCTCAAGCAGTCTTAACAATCACAGATACAACAGCGGCAACAGGTGCTGTTACTGTAACTGAAAGTCTAACAACAACCGGCGTTATCGCAGGTATGCCATTCGTAGTAGCTACTACTGTAGGTGGTCTAACAGCTAATACAACATACTGGGTACTAACAGTTATCGATGCTAATAATTTCACAGCCTCTGCTACTGATTTAAGCGCAAACACAACACGCACAGCAGTAACATTAACTGATACAACAGGTGGTTCAGTATCAATGTCAGTTGGTGTTGTTGATGCATACTTCAATAACCCAGACGGTGGTGTAGGTTTCCCATCAACTAACGCTAATACATATGGTGTAGTTGGTGGTAATACAGCTATCATTGGTTCACAAGTTCTACCACGTGTAGCTATCGGTATCTCTGGTACAGGTAACATTTATTCAAGTGACGCAAGCGCATTAGTTTATGGTGCAGGTACTGACTTTGCCAATACATTGTCTACTGGTTCAGCAATTCAAGCAGTTGATGCATACGGTACAACTACTAACTTAGGATTTGCTACATCTACATTTGGTTATGTATCAGTTGCAGTTGCTAACACAGTTGTTTCTGGTAACGTTATTGGTACAACAGGTAATGCATTAACATTAGCAGTTGATCAGCCAGTATCATTCAGTGCAAGCTTAGGTACATTGGTAGCAGGTACAACATACTTTGTTAATTCAACTCCTAATGCAGCCGCATTTACTGTTTCTGCAACACTAGGTGGTGCACCAAAAGTTATGACAGCCGCAACAGGTACGCCTGATGCATTGCAAGATAGCATTACATTGGCAGCAAACGCATCTGCAACTATCACTGGCTTAGGTCAGAATTACGTTTATGCTGATGACGAAGCTGGTTTCATCTTACGTCAAAAAGGTAAGACAAAGTATTTGGTTCAAGGTGGAACAACTGGTTTAGTAGCACAATGCTATACAGCAAACGTTGCTAACACAGCATTGACACCAAACACAATGAACATCTTGTCTACTGACGCAGCCACTGCTACAGCATATGTTTCAAGTGTTAATGATTACAACAGTGAAGTGTTCCCAACGCAAGTTGATGCAGGTTCATTAAGTGCAGGTACATTGTACACAATTTACAGCACAGGAACGACAGATTGGTCACTAGTTGGATCAGCATCTAATATGACAGGTGTTACATTCCTTGCTACTGGTGCAGGTAGTGGTACAGGAACTGCTGTTGTTTATAGTGTTAACCCTGATGTTATCGCTACATTCAATACAGCATACGCCGCTAATACATATGACGGTCAGCCTAACCCAATCGTTACGATTGCTAATGCTTAATCATGATGGTAACAAAAACTATTAAAATGCCAAAGACTGAAACAGACATCGCAGTACTTCAAGTACAAGTACAAAATATCACAAATGATATCAGTGAAATCAAAGCTGATATCAAAGATGTTAATACTTGTATGGCAAAGAACAACGAAGATACACACAAGCTTCTTAAAGAAATGAAAGAAGCTAGTGCAGGAGCTCATAAGTCTATGTCTGACAAAATCTCTGCGCTTGAAAAATGGCGCTGGATGATGATGGGGGCAGGTATAGTAATAGGTTCACTTGGTTTTGATACAATAGCAAAACTGCTAAAATAAAAAAGAGACTTAGGTCTCTTTTTTTGTAAGTGCGTTTAATTTTTTCTGAACAACATCAAAGTTTACTGTATTAAATAATCCTGGATGTAATGGTTTAGGATATTGCTTGTTGCCTACCCAAGCATAACCACAATGTTCATCGTTTAATACAGGGGTAAATTCATCAGTTACTTTACAAAAGAATGTATGATAGGTAAATGTATTATTGACAAACTTCTGAATGGGTACAAGTTTAGCGTGTTCGGGAAAGTAATTTACTTCTTCCATACATTCACGCTGTAAACCTTCAAGTAACGTTTCACCAGTTTCTATTTTACCACCGGGTATACCCCAGTTACCTGGATTCTTATTGTCATTTCGTAGCAGGTATAGGAAACGTTTTGTATTTTCAGAATAGAAAAAGATACCTGCAGAAATATTGTTCATACTATGATTTATCACAGTATTAGATTACGATAGAATAATCCCCTTGGGCGTACCAACCTTCATATGACTTCATCCAAACATTGTTGATATAATCAAATCTATATTGCAAATCAGTAGTAAGATTGGTTACGTATTCTACTGTAGTAGCAGATTGACTATCAAAGGATACAAACCATTCACCTGATGTTGCGTCAAACTCAACGATATCATTTGCATTCGCAATCAATGCTCCCCAAGCAATAGTACTATTACCCGGACTACCTACATCTTCAACAATAAGATATCTACGTCCGTTGATTGGTCCCGGAAGTCCTGCGTTTGGTCCTGTGACTAATGGGTTAATCACGCTGTCTACAGGATCCAATGTGTTTTGTGGCAGGGTGTCAGTATCAATATCATATATTAACAATCTATCATCTGTTGGATCAGGAACGATAGTACCAACAATATCGGTAGTCATAAATGGATTTTGTAACCATATCTGACTTATGCCCGGTCTTATTGTTCCATACACATTTAATAAACTACTCCAATATAAACTTGTGTCAGGTGGTGGTGGATAATCTAAACTTTCATTACTTGGATAAAATGCTTCATCTGCTGGCAGTAGTTGAAGTCTATTACCAATCAGTAACAACTTATATCCATATGGTGTAATCTTTTGTCTAGTCCCCAATAATAAATCATCATCTTGTATATCTTCTAATGCTTGACCTTTAAAGATACTTGCAATGACTTTTTCAATAACACCCATCTTTTTAAGTTTAGCGGCATTACTCAACCATATTGGCATATAAAACTTCCAACTTAATACATCAATAGGATTACCTGTACCTTGTGGAATACTGCGACTGGTAAATGTTATACCATCTTGGTATACAACACTCAAACTTGTCCAGTCAATAAAGTTATCAGTACTTTGTATTTCTAATGATGGATTGAATAATGTTCCTAATTGTTCCATCAACTCTAGTTTTTGTTGGTAGTTAGTAGTCCAGAAGTCTACCGTAATACGCAATGTATAGGGTACCGGCATTAGTCGTTCAACTGTAAATGCTTGACCCTGCACTTGTTCATATTGTTGTGTTTCAGTATTATAACTACGTTGACGAACCTGCATCTTGTCAATAAATGTAGGATCCTGTGTACGACTCTGGTCATACTCTAACGCACTGATATAGTATGTAATCAATGGTGCACTTGGTAAGTTACTTGCACTATTGTTAGCAATGATGGTACTAGCTTGACGACTACTATCGCCGTACATAATAGGTACACGAACTAGTATTTCATTGCCTGCAGGATCTTTTCCTTTAGTCACTTGCCAAGAACTGAATATTTTTGCAAACTGTATTAAAAATCTGCGTATCTGATTGTCGTAGAAAAATTGTGCCATTTATATTCTTTAAGGTTGCGGGGGTATTGGATCTGGTGCAATTGTAAGTATTGTTGACAATGCTTGACTTTGTGTTGTCGTTGTTCCGTCAGTCAATACTGTTACGTTACTATTATTTATAAAGCTAGATTGTTGTGACAAATCTCCATCAGTCATACCAGTTTGTGTTCTTACGTTCTCAGATATTCTTACCCATAGACGACCGTCCCAACGATATAATAGTTGTGGCAAGTAATCAATACGTAAGAAGTAATCTCCTACCTGTGGATTTTGTGGGAACGCAATACCTGCACCTGTTGGGAATCCGTTTGGCGCATTCCCGTCACCGGCTAAATAACCTGCACTATAACCGAAGCTACGTGGACTACTACGTGCAATGAACTGGAATCGAGGATCACAGTCAGCACGATAGTCCATTGTGTTAGGACCGTATGGTTCAGTTCCAGTAAAGTTTGGTGCTACTGGATTCTGGTCAGCAGTCGCATATGTATTATCAGCAGTACCATATGGACCTGTGATATTATAACCAATACTATCAACAGTTAATACAGTATAGCCAGACACCGGTCCTGAACCAGAGTCAGTCAGTGTGGGTAAAAGTGATGTAGTTGTTAATGAAAGTGTTGACCTAGGCGCAACTACACCACCATCAACAGTCATGTCCCAAATAGCCTGTGCCGATGCTGCCGAAATTCTTAATACAGGACTGGCAGTTCTGTACAATGAAGACTGTACCATTGAAACAGTAGCAACTGGTGGACCTGGGTTAGGCACCACAACATTTATAGGTGGTGCAGGTTGATTGTATTTACCTGATAATTCTGTGTTAGTTTCAAACGTACCATACGTAGGCACAACATATAAGTTGTTTTGATCGTAACCTGATTTAGGTACAAGTCGTTCAGCTTCTTGTAATGCCGCATTGTTGATTGCAATATTTTTATTATAAGTTGCAAGAATATCTTTAAGATTTGAGGCCGTGTCTAACTCCCAATATGTTGTATTTGGTGGCATAGTGCCAGCCGGAACTACTATTTTACTGATATAATTTTTATCACCAAACGTCATTACATAACCAGCTGGATATACTTTAGTGGGATCCCATATTCCTAAATAATTATCTTGGTTAATTGGCTCAACTAATATCTGACTAAATTCTTCACTATCAACTAATGGCTCACATTTAATACGCCACATATGCGGATACCAAGTTTGACTAAATCCTTCACTTGAATAATTAGCATCAGTAATAC